AGGTATCCATTTGAGAAAATCGGCAGGGGTAGTGGCCCTAGACAGAGACTCTAAAGACCCAGTTATAAAGGCAGCGATTGCAGATGCTCTGCCCCCTTCATATTGTGAAAGAATCGGAGATAAAGAAAAGGATCCAACAATATTTTTCCAAATAGATGACCGAGCTATTTTACCTGCCAGAAAAGAATTATATGCCATTGGAATAGAGTTTTTGACTGAAGGCCATTATTGCGGGGTTCATTTATTTTGGCAGGGTAATGATTATTATTCTTTTCCAAAGAAACATTTACTTAAAATTGATAAAGATGATCTTCCCTTACTATCACAAAAGATTATAAATGATCTCAGGACAATAAATAATAATATTATCACTTTACCTAATGTTGTTGGGACTTCTTCTTTATTTGGTGAGAAGGAAAGAGGCAGATGCCGCCATAATTCCCATAACTCCATATCAACTATAATGATGGCAATGATCCACAGAGGCGAGGCAATTGAATTAATTAAAAATGAATTATTGGCAGAGGACGAAAAACAAAATGCCGACTCCGATTATTTTTATTTTAATTGTCCTTCCAGGAAATGGAAATCAAATGACCGCGAAACAAATTGTGAATGGCTCATTAATGATGCTCTTAAAAGAAATAAAGTAGAAATTATCGAGCCTATTAAGATTGAGAAGAAATTGGAATATTCTAAGCCATTAATCCCCCCCGATGGATTCGGGGGGGAGGTTTATAAATATATCCTTAAAAACTCTAGGATACCCAGAGAACAATTTTCCTTCGCCTCAACTATCTCCTTATTCAGCGTTTTAATAGGAAATAAATTTCAATTTAGAGGAACATTTGCTAATACCTTTTCTTTAATGATAGCGCCATCAGGTCAAGGAAAAAACGATCCATTAAAAGCTCCTGCCAAATTACTTCATTCAATTGGAATGGAGGATTTAATCGGATATGAGGATTATGGATCTGCGACCGCAATCTATAATGAATTGCCTAAATTTCCTGTTAGGTTAGATTGCATCGATGAGGCATCGGAGCTTTTTTCTGCATTCAATGACTCCAATTATAATAATAAATCCAAGGCCGAGGTTTTAACAAAATTGTTTTCAACTGGTGGACATTTATTCGCGGGTAAGAATAATAAGACCTCAGGGAAAGAAGGCAGATGCTTTTCACCATTTTTATCGGTTTTAATGGCAACAACCCCAGAGGGATTTAAATCATTCACTGAAAAACATTTCCGGAAAGGTTTAGGGAATAGGATATTATTTTTCTTTGAAACAGAAAAAAGAGATAAGAAATATAATTTTGCCTATAAATCCATGGCGCAAGAGATTGAGAAAGAATTAAGAGAAATGAATTTTTGCTCGATTATTAATAAAGAATCAGACATTAAAGAACTTAAATATTCTTCCGAAATTGAGAGGCTTTTGCCGGCATATTATAATGCACTAGAAAAGCCGACTGAAGGACTTGATTTAATTGAAATGGATTCAAGAAAAGGTGAATATTTTAATAAGTTTGTTATGCTTCACCATGCAATGGATAAGGGATCCGATTATTTTATGCAACAAATAGATAAATCTTCCCTGGATTGGGCACTTGAAAACGTAACGGTAATATGGGAAAATTTGGTAATCAATTTAGGAAACAACCTCGAAATAGATATGGATCATCAAAACATTAAGGAAAAATTTAAGCTGTTTATTTCCAAAAAAGATGAAGGAGTTAGTCTTACGACACTTCATAGCAATTTTAGAAAAATTTACCCAACCTTAAGAAAAATAGCATTAGATGATGCACTTCAAACTGGTGAGATCGTCATCAAAAATCGATTGCTCTTTATCGGAAATTAATCAAATTAACGCGGTTTTAGTTGTATTTAGTTGTATTCATCTTTCAAAGATCTATACAACTATTTACAACTAATTGTAAAAAAAAAACCGCATCAAATGAATAATATTAAATACTTATTCAGAGTTGTACAATTCCCATATATATATAAAAAAAACATATATATGGTTTTTATACAACTAATCCTTAACCAAATCTCTCAGGGAATAAAATTAAATCTTGCGCGTGAAATCATGCTAAAATTTAATGCATGTACGAAGAAGACCTAGAAACCTGGGTATGGTTAGCAATTATTTGCTTAATAATCGTTAATGCCTATATTCTCACTAAAAGGGATAAACCCGATGAGTGACCTACCCCCTACCAAGAAACGTATTCTTAAGCCCTATGAGATAGCTTATAGGTCACATAGATGGAGGAAGGCACGTGCTAAACACCTACATAAACATAACGCATGTGTAGTATGTGGTACCAGAGAACGCTTAGAAGTAGACCATCGTATACCAGTATCTAAGGGTGGGGACATGTGGGATGAGAGGAATTACACCACAATGTGCATAGTGCACCATAGTCAGAAGACTAGTATAGATACAGGTAGGACAAGGCCTAGATCAGTGGATGATGAGGGTTATCCAATAGATATAGATCATCCATGGTTAAATAATAAAAATAAATAATAAATTATATATTATATTCATCAATGATATCGCTGAGTTAGGTAGGGGGAAGGGGTGGGGACACCCCGCGCCCCTCGACCGGATGGGCGCCTTGGCAAAGCGAGTCATGTGTTGTTGAATCGAACCGCGGAGCATGATAAAACTATATTGGTAAATTGACGAGTTTTATTAAAAAGGATTAGATAATTTATGGAATATGAAAGCAAAGACCTTTGTTTTACAAAATCTATAGAGGGATTCCCAGGATATTTAATCTGCAAAGACGGAAGGGTGGTTTCTTTATCCAAAAGGATCCATCAAAGCCCGACTCAATCAAGAATCGTTCGGGGAAAGTTTTTTAAACTTCGCCCCAATAGATATGGATATTGTCAGGTTAACTTAGGTCCATCAAAAAGCTCTAAAAGAGTATATGTTCATCGATTGGTTGCCGAGGCATTTATTCCAAATCCAGAAAATAAGAAAGACGTTAATCATAAAAATGGTATTAAAACAGATAATAGAATTGAAAATCTTGAATGGGTCACGAGATCTGAAAACTGTTTACATTATTATAGAATATTAGGCGGGAGGCCGCATGGAAAGTATAGAGGGGAGTCAGATGGAAGTCTTTATAAAATGTAAAGGATCTGGCGAAATGCGGTTGGATGATATGGTTCCTTTTCAAGGTGGACTAAAAGACCTTAGCGAAAAGAACTATTTCAAATTAAGAAAATCAATTTTGGAGAAAGGTTATATTTCTCCCTTTTTCCTCTGGGAAGATAAGGTTGCAGATGGGCATCAAAGACTTCGCACTCTTTTAAAAATGCGCGAAGAAGGAATCGCCATGCCCGAAATGTTTCCTATAGTTAAAATAGAAGCACCAGATGAAAAAACAGCAAAAAAAATAATTCTAGCCATATCCTCTCAGTATGGAACCTTGGGGAAACAAAATTTATATGAGTTTATTTCGGAAATAAATATGGACTTTCCAGAATTGGATTCGGCGTATGAATTTGATGCGATAGATTTTCCGGACTTCGAGCGTGAATACTTTAATGAAACTCCCGGAACAATTGAGGGTGAAGATTCCATTCCAGAAGATGCCCCGACTATTTCAAAGCTGGGGGATATTTGGCATTTGGGGAATCATAAAATAATGTGCGCTGATTGTACGGTTGGGGAAAATGTTAAGAGGTTAATGGGGAATGAAAAAGCAAAAATATTATTCACCTCGCCGCCTTATTCAGATCAGAGAGGCTATGAAGGGGCCAATGTTGATGTAGATTTTTTAATAAATTTCATCCCCACATGGAGTGATTTTACAGAATTATTTTTTATTAATCTTGGAATGAAAAGGAAAGATCATTCTATTATACCCTATTGGAATCAATATTTAGAAACCGCATATAAATCAAATTTAAAATTACTCTCTTGGTTAATTTGGGATAAAGGAGAGGCCGGATCTGTGACCAACATGACAACCATGTTTTCAATCGAGCATGAATGGATATTTGTCTTAGGCAAAAATCCTATCAAATTGAATAAGACGGAGATATGTAAAATGGGAGGCATGGAAGCCAGCAATTCAGTAAGGGAAAAAGATGGAATCATAACCCCGAGAGGTAATTTTGTAGTAGATAATTTTAAACAGATGGGAACCGTCATACGTCAATCCCCTCAAAAAGGTAAAAGACTAAGCATGGAGCATCCTGCCGTTTTCCCTATGAAGTTGCCCGAAAAATTTATTTTAGCTGCCACTAATGAAAAAGATTTAATCATTGACCCATTTCTAGGATACGGAACAACTTTAATCGCTTCTGAAAAAACTAACCGCAAATGTTTCGGGGTGGAAATTTCTGAAAGATATTGTGATTTAACAGTTCAAAGATTCGCCGACTTCACCCACCAATCCGATAATATTTATTTGGAAAGGGACGGGGAAAAAATCCCCTACTCCGCTCTGGTTGACTTAAATCCTATCCTATAAGACAATAAATTTATGCTAGATAAAACCAAACCCGAAAATAAAATGGGACCACCTACCAGGGATTTCAACTGGGAAGTATTTTATAAATATTTAAAAACCAAGCCCACCCTTGCCGATGCCTCGGAATTTATGTCCACCGAAGGAAATAATATTTCCGAAGATACCATTGCAAGAAGGGTAAGAGAAAAACACGACTGCACTTACGCGGAACTTAGAGAGAAAAAAATGGCAGGGGTGCGCAGGGCACTTGTCCAGAAGGCGCTAGATATGGCACTGAATGGCGGCAATGCTACCATGCTAATCTTTTCCCTAAAGAACCTTTGTGGCTGGCGGGATATTCCAATTGAAGAGGAAGACGAAGATATTCCTTTAAAAATTAAATTTAAAAAGTATGGGTGAGCGTGGTCGCGGGAGTTCTGATCTTCATTCCCTAAGATTAAGATCCGCCGAGCGTATAACCCCTCCTGCTGAGATATCGGAATCTGCTAAAGAGGTCTGGGATTCGATTGTAAACTCCCTTCCTGCAAATCATTTTGTGGAATCGGATTGCGCCTTACTTCATACTTATTGTGAGGCTTATGTTAATTGTTTGATAGCCCTGGATAAACTTAAGACCGCTAAGTGGGTTTATAAAGATATTAAGGGAATTGAGCAGCGGAGCAAGTGGATCGATGTTCTAAAAAGCCAGCAAACTTCTATGGCGCTCCTTGCGACAAAACTTATGATCTGTCCATCTTCCCGCATCGATGACATTCACCATAACCCAATGGTAAAACCAAAGTCTAAGCGCGAAGATTTAATCAATGGTTAAAAAGAAAATTAAATTATCTCTCCCAGAGAAAATGATTAAGTTTATAGAAACCCTTCGCCAACCTACAGGGGACGGAGTCGGATCCCCCATGAAGCTAATGGATTTCCAAAAGGAAATGATCCGGGAAGTTTATGGCCCCTTAAATCCGCAGGGATATAGAATAGTCAACGAGGCGGTGCTTTCCATCGGTAGGAAAAACGGCAAGAGTTCCCTTTGCTCCGCAATTGTTTTATGCCATTTCTTTCTGCCGGAGCTCTCCATTACCAATCAGGAAATATTACTTCTCGCTTGGACCCGCGAACAATGTGGAGCTTTATTTAAATCAATTGCGGAATTTATTAAATTAGATACCGAGCTAATCCACGACTTTTCTATTTCCGATTCCAGAAAAATAATAAAGCATATAGGATCAGGCGGTGAGTGCCGGATAGAGAGTGCTGAAGCGGCGTCATTACACGGGAGAAACCCCTCACTTGTTTTAATCGATGAGATTGGAAACTTCTCCGCAGAGAAGGCCAGAGAAATTTATTCCGTTGTCACTACCGGCTTCGGTGCCAGGAAAGAATCTTTAGTTTGGTTACTCTCAACCCAATCCGCCTCCGACAATCACATTTTTTCCGAGAAGGTTGATTATGTAAAAATGGTCAATCGAGGGGAGATAACCGATCCAAGAATAAAAGGATTTGTTTATGAAGTTCCAGATGAGCTAGACGCTTGGGATGAAAAAAATTGGATACTTGCTAACCCAGGACTTGATGTAATTAGGTCCAGGGATGAAATGAGGAAGAAAGCAGACGAGGCGAAAAGATTGCCCGCCCAGGAAGCATTCTTTCGGCAACTCTTTCTAAATCAACGGGTGGATAGCTTCACCCCTTTTATTACTAAATCTTTATGGCAGAAAAATAATCATAGAGTTGAAATAGAAAAGTTAATCGGGAGGCCTTGCTACGGAGGGCTTGACCTTTCGGCGAAAACCGATTTAACTGCTTTCGTTTTAATATTTCCAGATGATAACGACCCCGCAAAATTTGATGTTCAATCTTTTTTCTGGAAACCCCATGATACTTTAAGAGATCATAGCTTGAGGGACCGGGTACCTTTTGAGACTTGGCATAAGCAAGGATGGCTTTTTACCACGCCTGGA